CGCAATTTACACGGCAGAAGCGTTTTTATCAAGCGTTGAAATGTCAGCGGAAATGGAAGCGGCAGTAACTTATAGCGGTTCACTTACAATCACCGGCGCAATAGTAAAATCAACTAACTAATCAACATTAGTTTTTTATCATAAAAAAGCCGCCGTCTATTTTTAGGCGATGGCTTTTATTTTTATTAATCAAATCTTTTAAAATGACAAACAAAAAAAGAGGTTATATTGATATAACCGTTGACGGCAAAAAAAGAACTTTACATTTTTCAATGAACTTTTGGGCGGAATTTACCGAACAAATGGGCGTTTCACTACAAGAAATAGGAACTGTTTTTGAATCAGGTATTTCATTAAATGGATTGCGTGCCTTGATTTATTCTGCGGCCCTTGCAAATGACTTAGAAAGCGGTAATGAGATTGAATACAACCTTTATACGGTTGGAACTTGGCTTGATGATATTGATGCGCAAAAGATAAACGAGATTGTTGAGGCAATGACTGAATCAAAAATATTAGGTAATTCATTAAAAAACGAATCAAAAGTTGCGGCAAAGCCGAAGCCGTCAAGGAAACAATAAACTTTGAAACTTTAACCGATTATTATATTGGGCAAATCGGAATTTTGCCTAATGATTTTTGGCGGCAAACGTGGCGTGAAAACGGTTTAATGGCGGAATCTTACCACAATAAGGTTAATTTAAGTTGGGAGCAAGCGCGTTACATTTCAACAATGATTTATAATGTAAATTGTCAGAAGAAATCCCAGATGTTAAAACCCGAACAAATATTTCCATTGCCTATTGATAAAATAAGAAAACAAAAAAGGGATATTCCAAAATCAACGCGTGAACAAATGCAAGCGTTTGAAAATAAATCACAATCAATGACCAACAAAAAGACGTTAAAATAAAAGCGTCTTTTTTTTTGTATTTTTGTTTCAATTACATCCTATATTATGGCAGATCAAAATTTAAAAGTAAATATTACCGGTGACAGTTCAAAACTGTCAAACGCCCTTTCATCAGCATCAGGAAAACTTCAAGCATTTGGTTCAAAAATGCAAAGCGTTGGGAAATCAATGACAACTTCTTTGACTTTGCCTTTAGTTGCCGTTGGTGCGGCTGCCGCTAAAATGGCTTTTGACTTTGACAAGTCAATGACTTCAATTCAAGCGCTTGTTGGCGTTTCTGCGGACAAGGTGGCTGAAATGGGTGAAACTGCAAAGAAAATGGCAGTTGATACCGGTAAAAGCGCTAATGAAGCCGCTGAAGCGTTGTTCTTTATTACTTCAGCCGGTTTAAGGGGTTCTGATGCAATGGATGTTTTAAATATGTCTTTAAAAGCTGCGGCCGTTGGATTAGGTGAAACAAAAACAATTGCCGATTTATCAACTTCTGCAATGAATGCTTATGGAACGGAAAATTTATCCGCTTCAGGCGCAACAGATATTTTAACGGCTGCGGTTCGTGAAGGTAAACTTGAAGCGTCAGCGTTGGCCGGTGCAATGGGCGGCGTGATTCCTTTGGCGTCAAATATGGGCGTTTCTTTTGACCAAGTTGCAGCAGCAATGGCGGCAATGTCAAGAACGGGAACAAATGCTGCTGAAGGAGCAACGCAATTAAATGCGATTTTAGCATCAATAAAAGGCCCGACCGCAGAAGCAGAAAAAACCTTATTAAAATTAGGAACTTCACAACAAGAGGTTGCAAAAAATTTAGAAACACAAGGTTTATTGCCTACTTTATTAGATTTAAAAGATAGATTAAAAGGCACGGGAATTGATATAAAAGAACTATTTCCTAATCTAAGAGCATTAAAAGGTGTTTTAGATTTAACGGGTGCAGGTGTTGAATCTAATAAACAAATATTTGATTCTTTAACTAAATCATTGGGCGCGACTGACGAAGCATTTGAAAAAACATCGCAATCGGCATCGTTTAAAATGACGCAAGGACTAAACGCAATGAAATCATCATTGTTAGAAGTTGGTCAAGTTATATTGACGGCGGTTGCACCCGCGGTTCAAAAAATTGGCGCATTTTTTACGAGTTTATCAGAAAAATTTAAAGCATTATCACCAACAACGCAAAAAATTATTATTGCATTTGCGGGAATTGTTGCGGCATTAGGGCCGGTTATTGCTATCTTAGGAACGCTTATAACATTAGCGCCCGCAATTGGTGCCGCTTTTACCTTAATGATGGGGCCGGTTGGTTTAGTAATTGCCGGATTGACTGCGATTGCAGTTGTAATTTATAAAAATTGGGCCGGAATTAAAGCGGCTTTAATTAAAGTTGGAAATTATTTTATTGAATTATATAATAACTCATTACCAATAAAGATTGCAGTAAATGCAATAATTATGCAGTTCAAAAACTTTTTAGCCGTTGGAAAATTTGTTTTTAAATCAGTTATAACTGTTTTTAAATTATTTGGAAAAGCCGCAATGGGAGTTTTAGGTGGTGTTGGTGATGTTTTGATGGGTATTTTCACCCTTGATATGAATAAAATAAAAAGCGGATTTAAAGGTGTAGGCGAGGCAATGCAAAAAAACTTTTATAGCGCTATTGATGGTATAAAAGCAAACGCGAATGAATTAGGAGGAGCAGTTGTTGATAATTTTAATGATGCATTAGAATCAAAAAAAATAGCTAAATTAAAAGTTGAAGCGGAGGTTGTCAGCGTTGATGTATTAACCGACACAACACAAGGTGGTATAACATCAGGTACGCAAGCATCGGTTGGCGGAACTATTAGCGGCGGCGGCGGTGTAGGCGGCGGCGGTGGTCGTGGTCAAGTTAGTGCAATTGGAGGCGGTTTAGATGTTAGCGGTTTAACACCAATATCAGATGCAATTCAAGCTGACACCTTAAAAATACCGGAAGTGATGTCTGAACAAGAAAGTGTTTTAGCTGAACAAAGAGCAATTGCAATGGCAAACGCCCTTGAATTTAGTATGGGTATTAGTCAAATAATAACCGGCGGATTAAATGATTTGGCGGTTGGAATTGGTGAATCATTAGGAAAAGCATTAGCCGGTGGCGGAAATTTAGCGCAAAGTTTGTCAAAAGTTGTATTGGGTACAATAGGGAATATGGCGGTTCAAATGGGTAAATTGGCAATAAGTATTGGAATAGGTGTTGAAGGTATTAAAAAAGCGCTTCAATCTTTAAATCCGGCGGTTGCAATTGCGGCCGGTATTGCACTTGTTGCATTAGGATCGTTTGCAAAATCTCAAGCCGGTAAAATTGGAGGCGGTGGCGGTGGTGCTACTGCATTTGCTAATGGTGGTATTGTTAGCGGCCCAACAATGGGACTTGTAGGAGAATATCCGGGCGCACGACAAAATCCCGAAGTTATAGCGCCATTAAATAAATTACAGAATATGATTGGAGGTTCAGGCGCTGCGACAAACGTAAACGTTGGCGGTCAAATTAGATTAGAAGGTCAAGATTTATTGATTGCAATTGAAAGAGCGACTGAAACAAGTGACAGAATATCATAAAAAATAAATAATGGCATACGGCGTTAAATATAGATTAGAATTTTCCGATGTTTTAGAGCGTGGAAAAAAAGTTGAAATATTAAAAAAAGATTATACCGGTGAAGTTTTGCCAATGGTAGGAACTCAAAGCCCGGTTGTTATTCAATGGCAAGCATCAGATGATTTTTATCGGCCAATAATTGGTTCAAGATGTGCATTAAATTTAATGGTAACGGACACCGTTCAATATGATGATTTTTACAAATTTGATGAACGCGAATATAAGGTTGTTGTTTCTTATTTAAAAAGTAACTCCGAAGTTTACGCTGATCGTGTTATTGCTGACGGTGGTACTGTTGAATCATTAAATTGTGTTAATACATTAGCGAGCGGAATAAGTACTGAATACAGCGCTTATTGGAGTGGTTTTCTAGTAGTTGATAGGTTTATTGAAAAACTACAACCAAAGCCGTTTAACGTTTCTTTTAATGCGTTTGATGGTTTGGGTACACTTGACAATTTTGAAGCGCCTTTAAGTACTAATTACACACCATCAAGCCCAGTTTATTTATCAGATGCAGAAAGAATATCAACAATTTTGGCGCATCTTGATTTAGATTTGGAAATATGTTTTATAAATGATTTAAGCGCGGTAAAAATTGCGGGCAATCCAACTAATAGTTATTTTCCAAATACAGTTTCAATATCGCCGGGATTTAATGAATTGGTTAATGGTTACGAAATACCTAATGCAAAAAATCAATTAGAAGATTTATTAAAAACCTACAATATGCGGATTTATCAATCCAATAATAAATGGTATATAGTAGAAGCAACCAATATTTTTGATGTTGATGTAAAAGATAGTATATATAATCAATTGCAAAATACTGGTGTTGTGCCTACAAATATAAGGCAGCAAATCACAAACGTTTTAAATATAAAAAACAACGAGGATTTAAAAGTTTATAATTACAATTCAAGCGGTGTTTTTCAGTCAGTAACAAAAGAATCTTTTCTGTCAAAAGTGCCATTAAATTTAACGCCTTTAAAAAAGAATTTAACTAAGGAGTTTATTCAACCTTTGGCAAGTGTAAAAACCGAATCAATAGATGCTAACTTTACACAAGCGGGATTCAATGCCGGGTTTGAATATGGTTTAAGTGGTTATACTGTATTTAATAATTATGCAGAAATAGCAACAAATGAAGTTGTAGCACAAGGCAATAAATCAATGAAGTTAAGTTCATCAGCGCCATTGACAAGCCAATCAAATTGTTTTAGTCCAGATAACATTGTTATTAGTGATTTTGAAAAAATTGTAAATTACAAATTAAACTGTAAGTATTTTATTAAATGCAATATACAAGATAACGCAACTGCACCGCCCGCAAATATTCAATTTAGAATTAGAGTTGAACTCCAAGGATCACCGGGTAATTATCACGAATGGAATTTTGATGATAAAATTTGGGTTTATCAAACGTTGCAAAACAATTCTATAACACATACCGAATTTAATCAGTTTGAAACATTAAAAATTGATTTTACAAATGATGGCATTACTTGGGTAAATCCTAGCGCTACCATTTTAAGTGTGATTATACAAAACACAACAACACAAAACACGTTTTATGAAACAACTTATTTTGACAATTTAGAGGTTTTAAATACTGAATTAGAAGCCGCAAGTTCATTGTCTTTAGTAAGTGTTATAAACGATGGTAATTTTAACACATATAAAAAAGAATTTAAACGTTACAATACAGTATTTACAAACCGGATTGATGCGTTTGTTAGATCTCGCGACAATTACGGAACGTTTCAAACGCCTAATAAATTTAAAACTTTGTATGATTTGGAAAATCAAAACATTGCAAATGATTATCGTGAATTTGTTTTAAGATATGAGGGTTCATTTAGAAACTTAGAAATCAAACCATTAGCATTCAGCAATAAAATTTGGTTTAATTGGTCAGCAACTGATTATGATTTGCAAACAAGTATCATTGACCGAATGACTTACAATGTTAAAAATGCTGAATATAAAATAAAGGCACACATTCCAAATGACGATGATGATGTTACTATAATAAACACAATTAGTTAAAGAATTTTTTTTGTTTTGTTTGTCAGCCGTCGTTTGTCTTTATTGATTTGCGGCGGTTTTTTTTACTATAATCTTTTTTTTATTGAAAGTTTTTTTTTATTTTTGTATCAAATAAAAACTTAAATATATGTTTGAAACACACTTCAAGGCGGAATTAAAACGCCTTAATTTAAAACGATACGACGTTTGCGAGTTATTAGGTTGCACAATGCCGACGTTAAAATCACGTTTAAAAAATTCGGATACATTTACTGTTGGCGAAATAATTACTTTACACAATTCGGATTTTGATTTATTAGGAATTATAATTTTTAACAAAATAATTAAATCAAGGAAGTATTTTAAAAATGATTACTTAGCCATAGGTATAGGCAGCTTAATAGTTGCCATATTATTTCCATTTAAGCCTTCTGGTTCTTTTTTTTCAACTTTCAATGCATCTATTTTGTTTTATTTATTAGGTTTTTTTCTCTATTATACAAGAAAGCTTAAAAAATAATTTTAAAGCTTATTTTTTTATCT